AAAGGATTTCAAATGCGAGTAATTTTTCAAGAAGTAAACGTAGAGAACGTTGTTAAGGGTAAGACCCGTTATTCTAAGGCTGTGGTAACCTACACCAGTAATGGTCGTAACATGCAGCAAAGCATCATGAGTTTCACCAACCCAGATGTGTTTGCCACTGTCCAAAAGCTGGCTGCTGGTCAAGAGATTGAGGTTGACATTACCAAGAACGATGCTGGATACAACCAATGGTCTTCGGTGAAGCCTGTGGTCGCAGAGGACTCTGCTCCCGTTTCAAGTGGTAAGGCAGGTGTGACCGGAGGCAAAGCTCCTGTGAGCCAGTATGAGACTCGTGAGGAGCGTCAGCTACGGCAGCTACACATTGTTCGTCAGAGTTCTGTTAGCAGCGCCATTGCTGCTCTAACCCCTGGTGCTAAGGCTGCTTTGAAGCCTGAGGATGTACTAGCCTTTGCACAAGAACTGGTGGACTTTGTATACAGTGACGACACAGCAGAAGACTTGGTAGCTGCTAATCCGGAAATTAAGGATATTCCGTATTGAGCAGCAGCGAAAGTGGAAACGACCCACTGAAGTAACTGGGAAGTTTCCCACTGATAAGTATGCGTTCTCCATCCATTTAACCCAAACAGGGGATTGGGTGGAGACAGATGTACTACACGGTAAAGAAGTTAAGAACATCATAGATGCTGCCCATGCTTGGGCATGGTTCCATGGTGTTACAGTAAGATGTGTCTCTAAGGCTGCCCCCAATGGGGGCAAGTTTGTTAGAGTTACTCTTATTAAAAAGCATAGGCATAGGGATTACGCTTGAGTTTCAGAATGCTAAAACAATGAGTTTTAGAATAGCCTTTAAGCAGGCAGCTAAAAGCGAACACGATCAACACAAACTAGGGGCTACAATTGTCAAAGGTCATCGAATACTTGCAACAGGGTTTAACCAGCTTAGGTCAAGCAGTATCACTAAAACTAACACCCTTCATGCTGAAGCTGCGGCAATTTTACAGCTACTTAAAGAGCGTCGTCTGGAAGACCTAAGCGGTGCAGAGCTTTACGTCACCCGATTTACTAGAGGCGGGGCTGTTGGCCTTGCTAGGCCTTGTGATGCTTGCATGTCGCTTATTCGTTCTGTCGGTATTGCAGAGGTTCACTACACCACTGAACAGGGAACAGAAAGTATGAAGGTGTGAAGGTATTAATTGACTCTGACTCTGTAGCGTTTGCTTCGGCCGCGTCTTCAGATGACCAAGAGTTTTGGGTTGCTCAGAGTAGATGTGATGACATGGTTAGACGTATCCTGGATGAAACCAAAGCCGATGAATATGAGCTATGGTTGACAGGAAACACTAATTTCAGGTATAATATTTACCCTGAGTATAAAGCTCAACGGAAGAAACAACATATCCCCCAATGGTATGTCCCTTTGAAAGAGCATCTTCAAACTGCTTGGCAAGCTAATGTTTCTGAAGGATGTGAAGCAGATGATATGGTTGGTGTGCAGCAAATGGCTGCCCCTCCTGGTTCAACAATGATTGCTCACATCGACAAAGACATTAACATGATTCCAGGGCTCCATTATCATTGGGGTATTACACGACTTGGAAAGGTTGTGAGAGCCCCAGAACATTATGAAGTATCGGATGAAGAAGCTCTTTATAATTTTTATTATCAGCTTATTGTTGGAGACAACGGTACTGACAACATCAAAGGCGTTCGAGGAGCAGGTCCTGTCTTGGCCCAAAAGCTATTACAGCAGTGGTCCTCCGAAGAAGAACGCTATCATGCTATATCTGACCTCTATTCGTGTTACGAAGAAATGGCTGTCAATGCCAAGTGTCTATGGATTTGGCGTAAAGTAAATGATGATGTAACAGAAAGGTGGAAAGATTGGATTGGACCCCAGGAAGAAAACATGGTTTCATAGTTAATACTCTTCGTTATGGGTCACGCAAGTGGCCTGCTAAGTTTAAGACACTAGAAGAAGCTAAAACTGAGAAGAAAATCAACCCGGCCTCTGGCCGGCTAGCTCAGTTCTATTTGTGCAACTCATGTCAGAAAGAGTATACAAACAAAGACGTGGAAGTAGATCATATTATTCCTGTAGTTGATCCCAAGGTTGGGTTTGTAGACTGGAATACTTTCATTGATCGCATGTTCTGTGATCGCTCTAACTATCAGGTGCTTTGTAAGCCCTGTCATAAAAAGAAGACAAAGGAAGAGTCCCTTACGGGACAGAAGGACCATAAATGAAAGTAATTGAAGTCCCAGTATTTAATGAAGATGGAAGTATTAAACTCACCCAACTCATTAGCCCAGAAGAAGCCCAGAGCCTTCTCCAATTTGCAATTAATTTTCTTACTGCCTCCGGCATGATGGCAACTTTTGCTGTGGCAACTAAGAAAGAAGATCCTCAAATGGAACTCCCATTAACAATGCAATGAAGTTACAACTATTTAAAGAATGGATACGAAATACGTATGACTAGGCACCTCATTATTCCCGATACGCAAGTAAGACCGGGGGATGACTTTTCCTTTTTAAGGAGTATTGGTAATTATATTGTTGAAAAAAAACCTGACGTCATTATTCATCTTGGGGATCATGCGGATATGCCTAGCTTGTCTAGCTATGACGTTGGTAAGAAATCTTTTGAAGGCCGACGGTATAGAGACGACATTCAAGCTACGCATGCAGCTATGGACACATTGCTGGCTCCGCTCCAAGAGTATAACTCAAAGATGCGAAAGACTAAACATGCTCTTTACTCTCCCCGATTGGTCTTCACCCTGGGTAATCACGAAGAAAGAATTCTACGCGCAACTAACAACGATCCTAAACTCGACGGTACCATCGGGATTGAAGACTTAAGGTACCGAGAACGGGGATGGGAAGTTTATCCTTTTTTACAGCCTATTATTATTGATAACATTGCCTACTGCCATTACTTTGTTACTGGGGTTGCTGGCCGTCCTGCAGCGACTGCGGCGGCACAATTAAGGAAAGCCAATATGTCTTGCATTGCTGGTCATCAGCAAGGTAGACAAGTAGCTTATGCCTCTAAGGCCACAGGAGAGACGATTACTAGCATTATTGCAGGCAGTTGTTACGAGCATGATGAAGACTATCTCGGCGTTCAAGGCAATAAGCACTGGCGTGGTATTATTGTTTTGAATGAAGTGAATAATGGTTCCTTCGATGAAATGTTTGTCAGCCTTAACTTTTTAAATGAACACTACAAATGATTCACGAACACGACTTACACGACTACCGTCAACTAAACATGAAACAACCAAAAGCTAATGACACTCAAGTGGGTGGCGATCACTACAAGAAGTATGGTGACCTGCAACCCTGGGATGTAATCACCGCTTGGAATCTAGGCTATCTAGATGGCACTGCATTAAAGTACATTGCTCGTTGGAGAGATAAGGGAGGTATTGCTGATCTTGAAAAGGCAATTCATTTCCTTCAAAAGAAAATTGAAGTAGAAAGAAAGTAATGAGTTCTACCTTAAGCTCAGGCTGGTTTACTTGTTCTGGATGCTTCAAATGTTTTAAATGGGATTCTGACAAAGTAGACACCCACACCAAGTCTTGTAAAGAATACAAGACAGAAATGAAACGCAGACAAGAGTTATATAAACAAGCAATCACTATCCCATTAGGAAAACAATATGGAAACATTTGACGACTATCAGCACGCAGCCTTTAAATACCGCCTAGAATCCTCTCCCCCTGAAGAAAGGGTCATGGGTATGCTGGAAGAAGCTGGTGAGGTTGCAGGGGTGTTTAAACGCCTCCTACGGGGTGATTATTCAGCCGACGTAGCTGTAACTAAGCTACACAAAGAACTTGGTGATGTGCTGTGGTACCTCTCCCAAATTGCTTATGACAACGGATGGAAGCTATCTGAAGTAGCGGCAGCAAACATTGACAAGTTGGAATCACGACAAATCCGTGGTATGATTTTAGGATCAGGAAGTGACCGTTAATAGCCATGTATTAGACAAGCTCCGTTCTCTTGATGAAGTGACATTAATGGAATTATTGGAAGTCACTTCAGACGACTTAGTAGATGCTTTCCTCGAACGTATTGAGGATAATCTTTCCTTTATCTATTCTCAACTAGATGAGTGATGACAAAGACTAAAAAAGATTCTCCAGAACGAAAGAAAGGGGACGACACTCCCCTTTCAAGAAACCACTCGAAGAGTGTGCGTTTTCGCATTAGAGTGCAAGAAGAAAAAGAAGCTAAAGAAGCAATCAAAGATTATGACGAAGACAATTCAAGAAACCCTAGAGTTTATTAATCACGTCAAAGAGTCATTAGAAGCTGCCTATGGGCACATCTATGATAAGACTCGTGAAGTGTTAGATAATAACAAGAAGGTGTCTACAGCAGACCGTTCCCATTTAGAATGGGGCCTTGCACATATGCATAAGAGTAAAGAAGAATTTATGCGGGATTTAGACCGGCATGTATCTACCCTACAACACGAGTTAAGAATTGTCATCGACTTACTCACAAGGAACTAAGGAATGCAGATTGAAAGATTTAAAACAAGCTTTGCCCGCAACATCTTCTTTCAGAAGTACGCCCAAGGCGGAAATGACACCTGGGACGCCCTCGCAGATCGACTTGTCGATGATGTATGTGGTTCAAGGGATGGCACCCTTCCTACTCTCATGGCCACCAGTGACCGGAGAGAACTTGCTGAACACATTAAAGCAATGCGGTTTATCCCTGGAGGACGTTATCTTTACTACGCAGGGCGACCCTATAAAGCCTTTAATAATTGCTACTTATTGCGGGCCGAGGAAGATACCCGAGAAGAATGGAGTGCTGTAACATGGCGTGCAATGAGTTGTTTAATGACTGGTGGAGGTATTGGAATTGACTACAGTCGATTACGGCCGTCTGGCAAGCCTCTTTCGAGAACAGGCGGAATTGCAAGCGGACCTTTACCTCTTGCTGCGGCGATCAACGAAATCGGACGAAACGTTATGCAAGGCGGAAGCAGACGTAGTGCAATATATGCAAGCCTTAATTGGCAACATGAAGATATTCCGATCTTCCTTAGAGCAAAAAACTGGTCCAAAGCAGTTCGAGAGGCCAAAGAACTAGATTTTAACGCTCCGGCTCCGTTTGATATGACTAACATCAGCGTCAACTATGATGACTCTGCGTTAAATCAGTACGATCCAGTTGTTCCGGAAAGAAATAGATTGGCTAAAAATCCAGTGTTCCTACAAAATGTTCGTCAAGCAATGGAAACAGGTGAGCCTGGGTTTAGCTTTAACTTTGGAAGTAAACAGAATGAAACCTTGCGTAACGCATGTACGGAAGTTACTTCAGAGGACGACAGCGACGTATGCAATCTTGGCAGCATCAATCTCGGCAATATTAAAAGTTTGGAGGAATTCACCTCCGTTGTACACCTTGCCTCCAAGTTCCTCGTTTGTGGGACCCTCCGCGCTGATCTCCCGTATGAGAAGGTGTACAAAGTGCGTGAAAAGAACCGGCGCTTGGGCCTCGGTCTCATGGGGATTCACGAGTGGCTATTACAACGAGGACAACCCTACGAAGTTGGACCAGAACTAAAGTCTTGGCTCCAGGTATACAAAGATGAGTCCAAACGAGCAGCAGATGAACATTGCGATAGGTTCTTTATCTCCCGTCCTGTTGCATATCGAGCGATTGCTCCTACAGGAACAATTGGCATATTGGCAAGCACGACTACCGGCATCGAACCATTATTTGCAGTTGCCTACAAGCGACGTTACCTCACAAACGGTACCCAATGGAAGTATGAGTATGTCGTCGATGCAACAGCAGAAAGAATGATTCAAGAATATGGAGTAAACCCAGACAACATTGATACAGCCTATAAACTAAGCCATGACTATGAACGACGCATCAAATTCCAAGCAGACATACAAGATTACGTTGATATGTCAATTAGCTCCACAATCAATCTCCCCTCGTGGGGGTCTAAAGGCAATCGTGAAGAGGATGTTTCCCGCTTCGCAACGACTTTGGCAGCCTACGCCCCAAGGCTCCGTGGGTTTACTTGTTACCCGGACGGAAGTCGAGGAGGTCAGCCTATCACCGAGTGTGACTACGCCACCGCTATTCAACACAAAGGAACAGTGTTTCAGGAACACGACGTGTGTTCGTTGACAGGTCATGGGGGCTCGTGTGGAGTCTAAATGGGGAAGTGATTGGGTGGAGGATGGAGTCTAATGACAACCATAGCAGTTAATCAGGAAAGCATTGCCTGTGACCTGCAAATGACTTATGGAGACAGCATTAAGATGAAAACTGACTCTAAAGTATTAGAACTAAAACCAGATATTGCAAAGCATCTATTTAATTCTGATAAAGCATTTGTAGGATTCTCAGGGAATGCTTCCACATGGGGAGCAGCAGTTGCTTGGTTCCTTGATCCAGATAGTAAAATCCCCAATCTAAGAGGGGGTGTAGAAATGCTTGTACTTACAGGGAATAAAGATATTCTTCATAGTACAACCCTGGCTACATGGCTTCCTATTAGAGAGAAACATGCTTCCATTGGTAGTGGTATGCCGTTTGCGTTGAGTGCATTAGACCTAGGTAAAACACCTAAAGAAGCGGTTCTATTCGCTAGTAAACGGGATATTTATTCCGGTATGGGTGTTAAAGAATATACGTTGTAAAAAGAAAAAGCCTCAAGGATTTCTCCTTGGGGCTTTTTTGTTTATTTATCCATTTCCATTCTTCTGACAACGTTCATAATTTGATCGTATCTTTTCGCCCTCATAACTTCAAGTTGCTGATTGGTGAAAGGAAGCTCTTCAAATTTCCGCTTCAGTTGTCTGTCAATATCCTGAGGATTACCTTCTAGTGTAAGGTAGTTTCTTACGGCATCCTTAACAGTGTTCTCGTCACCTGTCTTGTTGACAATAGCCTTGAACATGTTATCAAACACCCCCTCCCTCGCTTTAGTTAGTCGTGTCTTTTCCTTACGGGCAATGGCATCCTTCTCTCTCCGTGTCGCTTCTGTTAAAGCAGTTACACCAAACGCCCTAGCTCTAACTTCCTCTTCGGTTCTATTGACGTTAATCTTAGGATCTGAAATATCGGAAGGCTTACGGAAGCTAGTTACTCCTTGGTTTGCATAAGGCTGAATAGGGGCCTTAAATCGGTCGCTATTCGTCTCAATTAAACCTCTGGCTAGTCCCCCTGGGGCCATGTCTTTAGCAAGCTGCATGCCTGTAACCGCATTAGGATTCATTGCCGCTTTCGCTGCTGATCTAATCATATCACCATACACGCTGGTTGAAGGAAAGATACTTCCAACTGGGTCTTCGGCATTAACAATTTCGTTACTAAACCGACTTCGTAAGTCAGTGCCTGTGAGAACAGAGGCTGCTCCATAAGAAGCCCACTCACCCCCCGTATGCCCAAAAACATTAACTTCAGGTAAAGACTTCAGTAAAGAGAGTCTTGGATCAAAGTCTTTAATGTCTTTGTAACGAGAAGGCATAAAGTTAGCTACCGCATCCTTTACAAGTTGCGAAGCTTTCTCTAGTTCATTCAGTAACGGTAAGCTAAACACACCACAAACAGCACCCATAGCCAATAGGCTTTTAGCCAGCGGCATCCAATTACCTGTCCTCTTTCCAAAGTGTGCAAAAGTAGATAGGTTGTTGTACATGTTGATAATGGGAGCATGGAACTGATATGCCATAGCACCAATTTGACCGAGCTTCTGTACAGCTAAAGGACGGTCTTGAGGACGCATGGATACAGCAACAGCATCGGTAATTTCACCAGCCGCTCTGAAAGCCTCGGCCTTAGTAGCAAACTTACCACTGTCCCACATAGCGTTAGCAAACGGCAGGAACACTGCACGTCTAGCAAATCTATCAGGGATACCAATGGACTTGTCTAGAGCCCATTGAGAAGCATCAGCAAGTACATGGCTCCCCACAGACTTGTTATCTTCGTAGACAAGGTTTTGAATTACTCCATTGTCATCAGCCCACTTTAATGCTTCCTTGTTGAAAGAAGAAAGAGGAGCACCAAGTCGTTCATCTGCCATAGCCTCGAAGACATTCTTCAGGAAACTAGGGTAGTCAGTCTTTACTAAACCCTGCGCCTTAGCCATATCAAAGTGCCCCATGCTTGCCCAAATAGCTTGCAGAGGAGTAGCTACAATGTACCCAGGACTAGCCACAAGAGTCTTGAAGTAAACACCAGTACGCACAACTGCGCCCAGGGCATTTACAAATCCCTTAGACAGCCCTAGCTGACCAGCTAACCCATCCTCAAGTCTCTTAGCAAGATTCTCTGTAAGCCCCATATGGTTGTACATGTAGGCCTTAGCTAGATTCACATTGTTAGGTTGATTCTTAAGAATGTCTGGATCAGTCAGGAATGTCTTAGTGTTAGCAATGGCTTCCTGAGTAGCACTCCATCTAGCAGCGTCCTTGAGATACTCAATCTGGGCTCTCGCCCAGTTGTGAGCATTGTCTTCAGCCGATAACCAAGGCTGGTCACCTTCAAAGCCACGTACATTTACTTTGGCTTTGACATGGTGTAAGTCTTGTCTAAAGGCGTGTTCACCCTTATCCGCCACCCATTGTTCCATGGCCTGCTTAAGTTCAGCAGCTAAAGGATCATCTCCCATGGCTTCAGCAATGTCTTTCCAAGAAGACATAACATCTCTTGGCACTGCTCCAAACTTACGTCCAGGAGCAAACATCTTCTGATGGTCATAAGTTAAATTGGATACGTCAAACTCTGGATGATCTCCATAGGTTTCTTTAAGCCAATTAATTGCTGCCTTAGCCTGACTCTTAGATTGGGTCTGGATGTAGTAGCGTAACTTACCTGTCTTGTCATAGACAGGCACATGGTAGTCACCACGGAACACAGAGGCCATATAAGCCTCTTGTCTAGTGATGGGCTTCTTACCTAACAACTCTCGTGCCTTGTTCTGTTCGTTATAGAACATATCATAAGCACTACGAAGGGCTTGGTAAGCATCAATGGATTTCTGATTCATCCCCCTAGCAGCAAGCTGTTCAGGAGAATATTGAGCACCATTAAACATCTCTTCAAGGAAGGTAGAGTGAACCCCTGTTAGGTCTTTTCTCAGATGAGCAAGACGTGTCTCTAAAGGAACCACTGCTTCACGGATAAGATAGTTGGCACGGTTTTGTGACCAGTTGAACCATTGGGCCATGTTCTTAAGAACAGTGCTTGTGGTTTTCTTAGAGGCCATAGTTAAACCAGATTGCAAATTGATGTGTAACTCAGGACCATCAGCCTCTGCTTTAGCAGCTTCTAAGAGGTCTGCAGATGCCTTAGGACGAGAGATAAACTCGTCAGCCTTATTAGATAAACCAGGAAGCTTTTCTAAGTAGGCAGCCACAGGCTCCTTTTCACGAGAAAACAGCTTCTCCATTAACTTTGGAATACCAAGAGTTAATAAGTCAGGATGAATAGCGCCTTGTTGAGAACGCTTTAGCGTAGAAGGCTGAGTTACGTCTTTGTAGATGGAACGAATGTTGTTCTCATTCCATGTAACAAAAGAGGTAGGGTGCTCATACGGCATCGCCCGAGTGAGTTGGTTTTCATTTTGTAAAAGCGTTTTAACCGACTCAAACTTGTTAGGGTATGTAAACCCGTCCACATCCAGTTGATTTTTTAGTAAATTAGACCAAGCATCGTTTACTTCTTTAACTCGGTTTTCCCATTCAGTACCACGATACTTATCATTAAAGTCCTTAAACATCTCTTTAACATCGTAGTACCCATACTTGCCTTTTGTGAGTTTAGACACGGCTAATGCAAACCAGTCCCTGCGGGTTAACTGAAGTACATCCCATGTACCCATGTCAAAATCAATAAGAGGATAATTTCCTTTTTTAATTACAATAGGATGCAGTGACCCACTAGGCTGCCCGTTATTCATCCTGGCTTCCGCTTCTGTAGGACCGTATTGAATCCGGCGTGCACTAGTTTTTGGAAGTAACTTGTTTCCTTGTTTCTTGTTTCTTCCAGCAAACATGTGTGGGCTAGAAGTAAATCCAGCATGAAAACCTTCTGTGGACGCTCGTAGTTCTCCAGTGATCTTTGCCCTAGTACCATGTAGTAACACTGTTGGAGTACCATCAGCATTACTCATCCAATGGGAAGCAGGGAAACGTTCCTTCAACCATTGCTGGTCAGTTAAACGAGACAGGGCACGGGTAGTACCCTTAAACCCTTCACGAAGAATCTTAGCCATGTCTTGACCAAAGGCACCATCTAAAGCTCCGCCCATACCTGACCCACCGGGGCCTCTTCTTCGAGTAACAATGGCGTTAGGGTTTACTCCCTTGCTTGAGATGCGTGGGTCCCATGTACCCTTAATAGGAGGTTGTTCGCCCTCAATAAGGATACGTCTAGCGGCTTGATTAGGAGAATAACGATTGAATGGATCGGGCGCTGTAACAGCTCCTAGAGCATCACGCACTTCTACAGGAAGAGACTTATCCAGCATAGGCTGGTCATAATCAAGAGCACCCTCATACTTGTAAGGAGCATCCTTCATTACCTGCGGAAATTGATTGGC